GTGGTCGCTGTCGTAGTCCCACAGCTGCGTGACGGCGAGACCATTGCCGGCCGCGACACCGCCACCCTTGGCGACACCGTTCGGGACCACCGGGGCGACAACCACCCAGGCGATCGCCGACTCATGGACGAAGTACGACGCGGTCGGGTCGAGCTCGTCGAGCTCGACGATGATGAAGCCACCGAGCCGGCCCACGACACCATCTCGCAGCGCCTCGGGGAGTCCCGCCGTGTCGACGTCGAGCAGCTTGTCGTGCGACGCGATGGCTTCCGAGATGTCCGCGCCGACGATCCAGTACCGGCCGGTGGTCGGCACGTGAGCCTTCTGGAACAGCTTCCGAGCGCGGATCGCGACCTTCCGCGGGTCCGACTCGAACGGGTCGGCGCTGTTCGGGTTGAACTTGACCGAGTTGACGAAGGTCGCTCCGGTCAGGGCGGAAACCGTGACCGCCGCGATGGCGTTGCCGACCGCGTCGACCTGGGGAGCCTGCACGTCCCGGACGTAGTTGACCTCGTCGAGGGTCTCTTCCTCGGGCGAGAGAGCCACGGCGCTGTAGATGTGCCGGTTCAGGGTGATCTGGATCTTGGTGTTGACGAGCTTGTCGATGACGATCGCGTCGTCGCCGCGCCACTCCTTCTCGCGGGCGACGAGGACCGCCGGCCGCTTGACACCGATCGTGTCTCCCTCGGCTCCCCGGAAGTCCGCGACCCCGTACTTGGTCGTGAACAGGCCGGGGGCCTTGATGGTCTTCCGGAGCAGAGCCAGCGCGGTCTGCGCGAACTTCGTGCCCTTCGTGAAGATGTTGTTGTCCGCCACGAGTCCTCCTTGGGGTTTGTTGTGGCCGCTTGGGTTCGTGGCGAACGCCAGCGGAGATTACGGCGTGGTTGCCGCCGCGACGATGTCGTCAGCCGACATCTCGCCTTCACCGATCACGGTCCCGGTCTTGCCCTGGCCCTCGGCTGATGCCGTGGTCGCGGGTGCAGGAACCATTTCGAGCAGTTCGTCGGCGTGCGCCTCAAGCTCCTCGCGAGTCGTGCCCCGAAGTGCGGACGCCTTGATCTTGCGATCGGCGAACCCCTTCTCAGTGGCGATGTCCTCGCGGAGCTTCGTGGCTGCCTCCTTGGCGTCGCGTTCCGCGACAGCCTTCTCAGCGGCCTCGGCACGCGCCTGAACCTTCTCGAGCTCGGTCTTGTTCGCTTCCTCGTGCTCGTCGAACTTCTTCGCCTTCTCGGCGTTCGACGCGGCCCGCTCCTCGTTCTTGCGAGACAGGCCCTTCCACTTCTCAGCGTCGGCGAGTGCTGCCGCCAGCTGCTCCTCGAGCGTTGCGCCCTCGGTCGGCTTCGGCTTGTTGTCGTCTTCCGACATCGGTATCTCCCGTTTCGGGTAGGTGGTTGACCGTTTCGGTCAATCCCCGCGGATGCGGGAAGTCAGTTGAGCGCCGCGATGTCCGCGGCGCTGGTGAACTTGTCGGACCGCCACGCAAGGGTCGGCCCAAGCTCCCCGTGGTCGTTGACCACGACGAGGTCCGTGTAGTCGCTCAGCGGATTGCCGGAGGACGACGTCTTTTCGATCCCGAGGTCACGTGCGCTCCGGTCGGAGAGGCCAAGCTTCTGGTCGATGAGCGCGTGAGTGCGCTCGAGCATGTCCGGGTCGAGGATCGTGCCCGGCCCATCCGCCTCACGGACCGGCTGCACACCGCAGTCGCAACCCGGGTGGATCGGCATGAGCTCCGACTTTGTGTACCGCAGCGTCGACGCGATCGCGCACAAGGCGCAGTTCTCGAGCCCCGTGAGCACACGCCGGTACCCGTAAAACCCCGACGCCTCGATCGCCCGCTGCGCCTGCCGGTTCTTCGCCTGCTGCAGCTCCGTTGCAACGATGCTGAGCATCCTGTCCAAGCCGTACGCGACCGCCGCGTCGAACGGGGAACCGTTCGACAGTGCCGTGTACAGCGTGACCGCGCCCCGACGGTAGACGTCAGCGGACTGGGTGCCCCGGTAGCCGAGGATCATCTCCCGGTCGACGGTCGCCCCGGCGGTGGTGCCGGCGACGAGGGCCGCCTGCCCGATGTACGCATTCGTCAGCGTCGCCGTAGCCATCTGCCCGGCCTGCACTTGCGGCAGGATCTGCGCGATCAGCCGGTCGATGTCCGCGTCCCGGTACGACGGCGAAGCGTCCCACCGGGCCGCCGTGAGAGCGAGCGTGCGGTCGCGGATCTGCTTCGTCGTCGTCTGGTGGGCCGCGGTCAACTGGTCAAGCGTTGCCAGCGCCACCGGCTGCTCCGATCAGAGTTGCGGCGAGCAGCTGATCCGTGGCTGCGTCGGCTTCGTCCTGCGCGATCTCGTCCGGTGACATGCCCATGATGTTTTGCTTGATCCACCGAGCCGACATGCCCGCTGCCTTCGCCTGCGCGGCAGCCTGCGTCTTCTCGGTGAAGGACACATGCTCGGGCGGCATCCACAGCACCTCGACGGTCTCGCCGTCGTCGACGCGCAGGATGCGGAGCGCCTCGAGGAGGGCCGCCGACATGGGGGCGGTGACCCGGGCGATGCGGTTCTTCGCCTTCTGGATCTCCCCTTCCTTCGCGTTCGCAGCCCCCTCCGCAGACTGGTTCTCACCAGACGGGATGAACACCGAGATCGGGGTGCGGATCGCTCCCGCGAAGTCGCGGGCGTCGGCCTTCTCGCCCTCGAGGAGAGGACGGATGTCGGTCTGCTCCGACTCCCACACGTCGATGCCCTCCGGGAGGTCCCACAGCGCGCCAGGTGCAGGCTCGAGAATCTTCGCCCAATCGATCGAGTTGCCGTCCTCGTCCTCCGACGGCAGCCCACCCTTCATGGCACGCTGCTTAAACGCCTGCATCGCGGTAACGACCAGGCGCTGCAACTTGCCGAGGTTGATGCGGTCGATGACGTCCGTATGCGGCTCGAACTCGGCGACACCGTCCTTGTTCTCGAGGACGTACACCGGCACACCGCCCGCGTACGACTCCGCGACCCCGACCTCGTCCCACTCGCCAGCCACCAGGCCGATAGGGGTGCCGTTGTCGTTCATCGACTTGCGGACGAACTGCTGACGGAGCCCCGGCACCCACACGAGCGCGTAGTCGAGCCCAGTGTCCAGATCCCGCCACGCCTTGAGGGCCGCACGGGCACGCCATGGCTGCGTCGGGTCAGGTGCGGTGATGACCTGCTCAGGCATCTCCGACGTGATGATCGGTTCACCCTCACGGACACCCGTGATGAGGTAACCAACGCTCGTGGTGAGCATGTTCGAGATCGCGTCACCGAAGACGACATCGAGACGGTTGTCGCGCCACACGCGACGTGCAGCGAGCACGCCCGGGCTCGTCATGGACGTGCCCACCCGCACACCGTTCGGGACCATGCGGCCACCGAGCGACTCGCACGCGAGGCCACCGTAGTTCGTGCGCGCCTTCTTCTGGAACGCCACCCACGTCGTCTTCGTGTTCTCGCCCATCTCGGGCAACGGTGCGTGACCGTTCGAGTACGACCGGTTGCGGGCGATGCGCGCCTGGCGGGCATCGAGACGCTTCGCCAAGATCGGGAGCCATTCGGCAGGTGTGGTAGCCACAGGACCCCTTCTCAGTAGATGCGCCTCGCGGCCGTCTTCTTCTTCGTGAGCTTCGTGCCGAGAGCGTCGATGCCGGCCGCGTAGGCGAACATCGCGCCCCAGGCCGCGTCGATCTTGGAACCGTCCGGGTCGTGCTCGGGCTTCATCAGCACGTACCCGGACCGGCGACGGTCGCGGCGTGCATTGATGAAGTGCGAGGTGAGCTCCGGTGAGCCGTCGTAAGTGATGTCGCCAGCACTGATCGCTGACTCGAGCTGATCGAACGTGCCCGTCGTGCGTGCGAGGTCCTTCTGACGCCACCGGATGGGTTCGTCCCGGGACATGCGGACCTTGAGGCGCTTCGAGTACTCGGCCTCCCACGTCTTCACGTGGCCAGCCCAACCCGCGGACGGGTCCGCGTAGAACCCGACAACGTTGAAGTCCTTGAACGCCTGCCGCACCGCCGCCTCGATCTCGAGGACAGGGGGACGCCAACCCTCACCCTTCGGCCC